CCGTACTATTATTGTACACTTCGCCAGTAGGCTCAGTGTACCTATTTATCCTACCCCCCTCCGTAGGTTCCCCCCATCCTTGTTCCCTGCGTTCCCTAGACAAGTTGAATACAAGTTAGGAACATTCCACCTAATGGCATGGACAACATCTTAGACCCACGGCAAGAAAAGTTTTTGAACTGGCTGATGGTCCCACCACCAAACCGTGTGCCATCCTCACAAGAAAAATATGCCATCCTAGAAGGCGTGGACGAAACCACTTTACGCCGTTGGAAAAAGAAACCAGCGTTCAAAATGGAATGGGAAAAACGAGTATCCGAACTCCAACAATCCCCAGAACGAACCCAAAAACTATTGGATAATCTTTATGAGCGTGCCTTGGCTGGCGACAACAACTCAGCCAAACTGTATTTGCAAGCCACCAACCGCTTAGCCCCAACGCAAGTCCATGTAGAACACTCCAGCAAACCCTCAGAAATCTCTGATGCCGAACTAGACAGCCTCATAGCGTCAGTCGCTCAATCTGAGGTTGAGTCCCGTAAGGAACTAAAAACACAATAGTGGGTTCAACGATAGAATGTCCGACTTGTGGGTGTGAGTATCCTCCTGTTGCGACCAGATGGCGTTGCCCTGAGTGTGGCTTTAAGGATTCATGCTGTGAGGGTGAACCTAGGAAGATGAGAGATTATGACAACAACTAATGATGCGATGTTTGAGGCTCTTTCAAAGTCGTATCCGTCAGCAGGGCAAACCCTTGGTGACTTGTTGTACGCTTTCTGGTCTGACAAAGGTTTGCAGTATCGGGGGACCCTTCAAACCCAGTTTTTTGTTTCGGAGGGTACAACTGGAACAACTCTAGGAGATTTAACAAACAACTATTTTGTTGATGTTTACGATTTTGTGACATTTGATGTCGGTGACGCTGACGAATGGTTGGAATTACGGGTTTTTGACCGTTACGATACGGTTGAACAAGAATTATTTACTTTAATTTGGTAAAGGAACAAAAGGAATACTATTATGGCAACAACATTTAGCAAAATACCTCTAAGCGGCACAGGCAACGGTCTTGGACTTCTGATTAACTCAGGTTCGTCTGGTGTGGCAGGTCCAACAATTCACACTGGCTCATCCAGCACATCAGTTATTGATGAAGTTTGGTTGTATGCAGTAAACTATGATACCACTGACCGCAAACTCACCATTCAATATGGTGGTGTAACTGCTGGAACAAACGAAATTGAATACACAGTTAAGGCTGAAAACGGTTTGTACCTTATTGTTGCTGGTTTGTTGCTTTCGGGTAACGCTACACCTAAGTTGATTACGGCTTATGCCGCAACCAACACCAGTATCGTTGTTTATGGGTATGTTAACCGTATAACAACAGTTTAAGGTCATCGTAGATGCCTTCCTTTGTTAGAAACACATCAGGTGGTAAAGCCATAAGCGGTGGAGCGTTGTCTCCACGCAATCGCCGTGGTAACACCAATCAAGTAGCGTCTTATTGGTCTGGTGGTGCATTAAATCCAACAGAACTTGAATATCTTGTTATTGCTGGAGGCGGTACAGGTGGTGGTGCGCTTGCTGGTGGTGGCGGTGGTGCAGGTGGATATCGTTCATCTGTTGTTGGTGCATCATCTGGTGGTGGTGCTTCCGCTGAAGCAAAACTGTCAGTGTCTGGTGGAACTTCATACACCGTAACAGTCGGTGGTGGCGGAAGTGATTCTGTTTTGGGTTCAATAACTTCAACTAAGGGTGGTAACTCGGTTGGAGAATTTGCTGGTGTAGCACCATCAGTTGGTGGTTCAGGTGGTGGTGGTTGTGGTGGTGAATGGTTTGGAACCAATCCTGGTCGTCCTGGTGCAGCAGGCACAGCGAACCAAGGTTATGCTGGAGCAAATGGATATGTTCAAACTGGTGACGCTGGTGTGGGCGGCGGCGGTGGTGGTGCTGGTGGTGCGGGTTCTGGTAAAACAGGCGGTGCTGGTGTTTCGTCAAGCATTACGGGTTCCGCAGTCTTGCGTGGTGGTGGAGGCGGAGGTGGAGCCGACTATCGTGCTGGACAAAATGGTGGTTCTGGTGGTTCAGGTGGTGGTGGAAATGGTAGTCGTGGAACAAACGATGGTGGTTCTGGACAAACCTACGGAACTGATGGTTCTGTTAATACTGGTGGTGGTGGTGGCGGTTATGGTTATTGGGGTACTAACGCACAATCTGGTGGTTCTGGTGTAGTTATTATTCGTTATCCTGATAGTTTTGACAATCTAAGTTCTATTGCTGCTGGTTTGACATACACACTTACAACTACTGGTGGATTTAAGATTTATCAATTCACTGCTGGCACGGGATTGATTACAATATAATGGCACACTACGCATTTCTTGACTCAAATAATGTTGTTACTGAAGTAATAACTGGTAAAGATGAAACCGAAGTACTTGATGGTTTAACCCCTGAAGAATGGTATGGAAACTTCCGTGGGCAGCGTTGTGTTCGCACTAGTTATAACAATAACATTCGTAAACAATATGCTGTTATTGGTGGATTTTACAATGAAGAAGCAGATGTGTTTGTTCGCCCACAGCCTTATCCATCTTGGTCTTTAGATGGCAATTATGATTGGCAACCACCAACTCCAAAACCAGATGGTTATTTTTACTGGGATGAAAGTTCGTTGTCATGGCTTACAGTCCCAGACGCTGGATAATCTTTGTTCCAGTAGCCATACTGGCGTTATGGTCAACAGTTGCTAAAGCGGATGCTTTGGGTGACTGGACTTTCAGCCAGTCACAAAACTGTGGTGGTTCAATAGAAGTAATTGATAACACTATAACTTTATATGGTCCTGATAATGGGACACAAGAGTTTGGTATGTGCGGTGGACAACCGCATTGGGTTAAGATTGAAACCACAATACCTGAAGATGTCTTTAGCGTTTCGTTTGATTGGTCTTATCAAACTAGGGATGGTTGGATTTACGACCCACCACAATATGGTGTAAATGGTGTTTATACTTTGTTAACACAACAAAATCAGGCTTCGGGAACAAAAACAGTTACTGTTACTGCTGGTGATATATTTACCTTTAGACAATATTCAACTGATACCTGCTGTCAGGCTGGTAATCTTACTATAGGTAATCTTTCATTATGGGAATTTACAACAACATCCACGACTTTAACACTGATGACAACTACTACTATTGTCCCCGAAACGACTGTCCTTGCCACCAGCACGACTTCTACGACAGTTCCAGAAACCTCAACATCAAGTACGAGTACAACGACCAGTACGACATCTACTTCAACTACGACAACCACATCAACAACAACGACAACGACTGAACCACCACAGGTTCCTACACCTGTTACACAGCCTCAAATAGTTCAGCCAGAACCCGTTGATACTTCTGTTCCTGTAGAGCCTGAAGAAACTGTGCCAGACACCACAGAGCCACCAGTAGAGGAAACCATTCCAGAGGAGATGCTTCCCGAAGAAACAACCACGACAGTTGAAGAAGAAACCACAACAACTGAACCAGAGACAATAACAACTGAAGCACCCGAAGATACTACCACAACCTTAGAGCCAAATTTGGAGCCAAATTTAGAGCCATTGGCTGAGGAAGAAGTTCAGGCTTTGGTTGCTGAAGCAACCACTATTGAGGAGTTACAAGAAATTTTTGAGGAGTTAACACCTGAACAAGTTGAACAGGTTGTTGATGAGATTCTGTCACAAGAAGAACCTAGTCAGGAGCAGGCTGTGGCTTTAGCCACAAGCCCAGAAGTTTTGTCTGTTATTAGCGTGGACAATGCTGAGAAGGTGTTTGAGGCGTTGCAGGTTGATGAGTTGACTGTTGAGCAGGTTTCTGAATTGATTGAGGCTGTTCAATCTGCCCCTGAGGATATTCGTACACAGTTTGAAACCAGTATTGACATCTTTGCCTCGGACCTTGGTGATTATGTTCCTGTGGGGTCTAATATTCCTGTTGATACTCGTAGAACCCTTATTGCTGTTGCTGCTGGTGCAGCAATGGCTGCTGTTGGTTCTAGGAAGTTCCCGTAGAACAATTAGCCTATTAGGGTGAAAAGGTTTTTTTCTGAGATTCATGGTCTTACTTGGACTTTGGCTGGAACAGGCATGGTTTTAATTACCTTGTCTGGCAATACCCGTTCTTTGGGTTGGCAAATTACCTTAGTAGCATTAACTGTACACCTTGTTGGTGTATTTATTAAGGAGAAAAATGAATAAGGCAAAAGACATTGCGGCAAGAATTGTTGCACTTTTTCTCACCAACGCCCTTGGCGTGGTGACTGGTGCTGCTGTTATTGCTCCAGACCTAGAAGTATGGAAGTCGGCTCTTATCGCTGGCGCAGTATCCATTTTCAAGGTTGCGGAAGGTCTTGCAAAGGCAAGCATTGATGGTGTCCTGACAAGGGATGAAATTGATGCTGCGTTTGGTGCAAGCCCTAAGAAGATTGCAGCAAAGAAAGTTTCTAAGGCTGTAGCAAAGTAATGAAATTGTTTATCACCCCCGTTAAATCTTGCCAGCATCTAAAAGGTAAAAAACCGTCTGAGGTTCTCCCTAGCATGCTTCGTAAGGTTTCGGGTGGTGGTAAATTAGAGTTGTGTGCGGCTGATGCGTGGGAAGCGATGGTTGCTGCTGCTAAGGTTGATAACATAAAGTTATCTCCCAGTAGCGCAGGTGACATGTTCCGCAGTATTGCACAGCAGACCGCAGGTTTTGTTCAAAGATATCAGAAGGAACCTATTGAGGGTGCGGTGACACGCACTTGGAATGGTGTTAAATGGTATCTTAAAAAAGGTTTTGCACCTTTAGCGGCTCCTAATGATGACCCAAAGAATTGTTCTAAACATATGTTGGGTATTGCGGTGGATGTCGCTGGTGCTAATGGTAAGATTTTGGAATGGATGTTTAATAACATTGCTAAGTTTGGTTTTAGTTGGGAAGTAGTTCCCGCCGAACCTTGGCATATTCGTTATGTTGCAGGTGATGCTACACCTGAAGCCGTTGTGGCTTGGAAGGAATCTAGCAAGTAATATCCCCGATGTGCAATTGTTTGCACAGATAGGAAATTATGAGGAAATTTTTTGTTATCTCATTAATTATTGGCATGTTTTTTTCACCGACCAGTGTTTCTGCAAAGAAACCACTGAACCTCAGGTGTCCAGAAATGGAGGGCATTACTCGCATTATTGCAGATAGCGATAAAATGATTCTTCAAGTGGACTATATTATGTGGCGTGAATCAAGATGCGAACCTAAGAACATTAACCGTGCCGACCCTAATGGTGGTTCAGTTGGGTTGTTTCAAATCAACAAGTTTTGGTGTAAACCAAACAGATACACCAAACAGGGTTTCCTTCAGGATGCTGGTGTGTTAAGCAAATGCCATCAACTTTATAATCCTGTTGTCTCTGCTAAAGCCTTTATGGCTATTTATGATTATGCTCATAATCGTTATGGTGATGGTTTCGGTCCATGGGGTGGTGAACCTAAGTGGATTTAAACGCACTCATAAATGAAAAAGAGTGGAGGAAATGTCGTGGTCCTGAGAAAGCAACACTTGAAGAACAACTTCAGGCTTTCACATATTTTTGTGAAACTTTTTGGTGTATTAAACATCCTGAGAAGGGTCGTATAAAGTTTAATTTGCGTGACTCGCAAATTGACACAGTTAAAACTTGGATGTCAGAGCGTTACACAATTGTGTTGAAAGCCCGTCAGATTGGGTTCTCTACTTTGGCTGCCGCATACGCTTTCTGGTTGGTGTTCTTTGCTCCTGACCGTTTTGTTGTTATGTTATCCCGTACCGAGCGTGAATCTGTAAAGTTGCTTGCCAAGAGCAAGTATGGTTACCGTTTTATTCCACAGTGGATGAAAGAGCGTGGACCTAGGCAAACCACTGACCATCAACTTAAAATGATGTTTGATAACGAGTCTGCTATTGAGTCGCTACCATCGGGCAGCGACCCTGCTCGTGGTGAGTCGGTGTATTTGGTTATTGTGGACGAGTGGGCGTTTTTGCCTAACCCTGAAGAAGCGTGGGCTTCTATTGAACCTATTACCGATGTCGGTGGTCGTGTTGTTGGTTTGTCCACTGCTAATGGTTCGGGAAACTTTTTTCATCAACTGTGGGTTGGTTCGCAAACAGGGTCTAACAAGTTTAAAGGAATTTTTTATCCTTGGGATGCTGATGGTGAGCGTAACGAAGATTGGTATGAGGCTAAAAGCCGTAACATGCAATCTTGGCAGATGCACCAAGAGTATCCACGCTTCCCTGAGGAAGCGTTCATCAAATCAGGTAACCCTGTTTTTGATATTGACATGCTGAACAGCATGGAACCAGAGGATGGTCATGTTGGTTACTATCATTTATATTCTGATGGTAATGGTGAGTTCCGTTTTCAAGAAAACGGTGAACTGGAAGTTTGGTCCCATCCTGAGACTGGTGGAACATATGTGATTGGAGCCGATGTCGCTGAAGGACTTAGTTATGGTGACTACAGTTCCGCCCATGTGGTTGACGCAGCCACAGGTCTTGTGGTTGCCCATTGGCATGGACACATTGAGCCTGACTTGTTTGGTGAACTGTTGGCTGAAATTGGTTGGTGGTATAACACAGCGTTGTTGGGTATTGAAAGCAACAACCACGGTCTGACAACCTTAAAGGCTGCACAGAAGCATGGTTATAAGAATCTTTATAAACAACGCCGCCTTAATGCTGTCCGTGCTGACCCTAGTGATGTGTTGGGTTGGCGAACCACATCCTCTAGTAAGCCGTTGGCTATTGACGAACTTAGTGCCGCTATCCGTGATGAGGGTGTAATCATATTGTGTGCTAAGACTTTGGGCGAGTTGCGAACATTTGTTCGCAAGGAGAATGGTCGTATGTCTGGTAGCCCACATGACGACAGAATTATAAGTTTGGCTATCGCTAACCAGATGTTGAAGTATGTGTGGTTGCCCGAATATCGTGGTGATGTTTCTTTGCCAAAAAATAGTTTAATGTGGTGGGAGCAACACCTTTTTAGTGGGCAAGGTGAGAATCGGATGTTTCTTGGTTCCCATAATGTGAGAAAACGAACACCTTTTTAACCTTAGGAACAGATTCAGTACTATTATGATGTTCAAATGCACAAATTGTGACAAAACTTTTGCCTCAGACGAACTTCCCCGCAGGGGCGAGGTTTGTTTTGCATGTCATATTAAAACCGTCAGATTGGGATTCACTTATGGTAAAGAAGATTTTCATGGTCCTACTGTCGCTGAGCGTCAGCGTCAAACTGTGGAACAGGCTAAAATCAACGGGTACAACGCCGAGCCAGTTACGAACTGGATGTAATGAATCATGCTTTCATCCGTATGGGTCCCAATCATCGTTGCCGTCATCATGGGACCAGTCGTGGTGGTCTTACAAAAACTTCGTAAAGAAAACACCGACCAACACGCACAAGGGCAAGTCCTTCTTCGGGTTATCGGGTCTAAGGTTGACAAAATAGGTAGCAAACTGGATAACCATATTGGTTGGCATGAAGGACAAAAAAATGGCGAGTAAAAAACGAGGAATAGATGACATCATCAAACCTATTAAAGGTGAGTTGCGTCTATATGTAAACAAATCTTTGAAATCCGCATATAAGGCTGGTAACACAAAGAAGGCTAGAGATAATGCTGTTTGGTGGGCTAAAGATGCTTACAAGGCTCATTATGGAACTACAAAAGGTTTTAGTCAGGCGTTTGAAAAGGCTGAGCGTGAACTCGCTGCCAAGCGTGTTGCCTCAAAGGCTAAGAATGTTAGAAGGACAAAATAATGGCTAAGAAATCAGCAGCAGACCAACTTAAAGCATATAAGCAACGCTTAGAAGCATCTAAGCGTTGGCGTAAAGACGAAGGTTATGATGCTGTTTGGCGTAGGCTCACAGACCTATATAAAGGTCATCAATATGAGGACTATCGTGACGAGGACAGACTGCTAGTTAATATTGCTTTTGCAACTGTTAATATTATTGCCCCAAACATTTCGGTTAACTTCCCTAAGATTGCTGTTAACGCTGTTAAACCAGAAAACGCAGCCAACGCTGTTATTGCTGAAGCGGTTGTCAACTATTGGTGGAAGCATCGTGATATCCGTACCGAGTTCCGCCGTGCAGTAAAAGACTCTTTGATTTGCGGTCATGGTTGGATTAAGAGTGGATACCGTTTCGTTGAAGAAGAAGCAGTTGGACAAGAAACAGAAGTATCCGACCCTGTAGAGGGTGGAGAAATGACATCCACAACCATAATCCTAGAGGACAGCCCTTTCGCAGAGCGTGTAAGCCCTATGGATGTGTTCGTGGACCCTGATGCAACCAGCATGCGTGACATCAAATGGATTGCTCAGCGTATCCGCCGCCCTATTGCTGATGTTAAAAACGATAAGCGTTATACCAAAGTTGCTAGGGATGAAGTGCAGATTATGGCTGTTAGCCGTTATGCCGATGACCCAAGCCGAAAAAAGATTAACGACAAAAATGAAGGCTACGCCGAAATTTTTGAGTTCTATGATGTTGCCGCAAAATCAATGAGCGTGTTCTGTGAAGGTGCAGAAAACTTCTTAGTAAAGCCAACCCCAATGCCATACTCGTTTGGTCAGCCGTTTGTTATGTTGCGTAACTATGATGTCCCCGACCATTTTTACCCTATTGGCGATTTGGAATCTATTGAACCTTTGCAAAAAGAGTTGAATGAAACCCGAACCCAAATGATGAATCACCGTAAAAAGTATTCACGCAAATACCTGTATAAGGAATCGGCGTTTGACAATATGGGTCGCCAAGCATTGGAGTCTGATGACGACAATGTGATGGTCCCAGTAATCAGTGACGAAGCCCTGAGTGGTGTTGTAGCAAACTTCCCTGCTGTGATTAACCCACCAGATTTCTATGACCAAACCTCTACCATCATTGCTGACATTGACCGTGTATCAGGTGTGTCAGAAATCCAGCGTGGCGGAACCAGCGAAATTCGCCGTACCGCAACCGAGTCCGCTTTGGTGCAAGATGCGAGCAACGCCCGTACTGCTGACAAGTTGGCTATGGTTGAGCAAGCCATCAGCGAAGTGGGTCGCCGCATGGTTGCCCTAGCAAGACAATACATGTCAGGCGAACAAGTAGCCCGTATCACAGGTAAAGATGGTGAGCCTGTTTGGGTTCAGTTTGACCGTGACTATTTGGAAGGTGACTTTGACTTTGAAGTAGTTGCTGGCTCAACACAGCCAAACAACGAATCTTTCCGCCGACAGATGGCACTACAGATGGTTGACGCTATGGCTCCGTTCGCTGGAGCAGGAATCATAGATATGGGCAAACTTGCCGCCTATGTGTTGCAACAGGGCTTCGGTGTTAAGAACCCTGACGAGTTCATAATGCAACAGCAACCTCCTATGGCTCCTCAGATGGGTGGTGCTGGCGCACCACCAATGCCACCAGAACCCCCTCCTGTCCCTGCTGAACAAGGTGCTGGTCCCTTAACTGGTGACCCTGCCATGTTGCAAGCAATGCTTGCACAGCAAGGACAGATGCCGCCAATGGCATAAAGGAACAGCAATTTCATATGTAGAGCAACCAACTAGGACTCTAGGAGAAATAACATAATGAGTGATGAACTCGTAACAACACCGTCTGTGGAACCCGAAGGGTCACCCGTTACAGAAAGTGTTTCAGAAAGCCCGAATACACCAATTTTATCTGTTGAGGAATATTCTAATTATAGAGTTCCAATCAAATTAGATGGTGAGGATTTGGAAGTACCTCTAAGTGAGGCACTCGCTGGTTATCAACGCCAAGCAGATTATACTCGTAAGACGCAAGAACTTGCACAGCAAAAAGAACAGTTTCAATTTGCTACTGCACTTCAATCGGCTTTAGATAATGACCCTGCCGCCACGATTGACCTGTTGAGCAAACATTATGGTATCAGCCGTCAGGCTGTTAGCGAAATGATTGCTGATGGTGAAGATTTTGATTCTTTGGACCCTACGGAACAAAAGTATCGGGAACTTGACAAGCGTCTTGCATCGTTTGAGGATTATCAATCCAAACAAGAAATTGAGCGTGAAGTTCAACGACTAAAGTCCAAATATGAGGATTTCAATATCAATGAAGTTGTTACAACCGCTTTGCGGATGAACTCAACGGATTTGGAAGGCACATACAAGCAGATGGCGTTTGATAAAATGATGGCAAAAGCAGAACTAGAACGGCAAGCCCGTGAAGTCCAACAGCAGAAAGAAAACTCTTTGTTGGAATCCAAAAGGCAAGCCAGTGTGGTATCGGGTGGTTCGTCCGCTACGGCTAACACAACTAGTGAAAGTTTTGAACCCATTACATCAGTCGCTGAGGCTTGGGCAGCAGCCAAGCGTTCTATGGGCGCAAATTAAAAACTACTACATTCTTTTAGGAGAACATAATGTCTAATGCAAACTTTGATGCGTTGCTCAGTACAACGCTCGCAAACTATCGTGACCAACTCACGGACAACATCTTTACGGCACGCCCGTTGACCTACTTCCTTCAGGATAAGGGTCGCATCCGCATGCTTAACGGTGGAACCAAGATTGTTGAGCCACTCATCTACGGTGAAAGTTCAACTGTTAAGTCGTACAGTGGTTATGACTCAATCTCGTTGACCGCACAAACTGGCATCACGGCTGCTGAATACGATTGGAAGCAGTACGCTGCATCAATCGCAATTAGCGGTATTGAAGAAGCCAAGAACAACGGTGAACAAGAAATCATCAACTTGTTGGAAGCCAAAATCATGCAGGCTGAAGAATCAATGCGTGAAGGTTTCAACCGCATGTTCTACGCCGATGGAACTGGCAACAGCAGCAAGGACTGGAACGGTCTTGGAAACCTCGTTGAGGCTTCAGGAACCGTTGGCGGTATCAACCGTGCAACAGCAGGTAACGAGTACTGGCGTTCATACGAGGAAAACACCGCAACAGCGTTGACCCTCGCACAAATGTCAACTGCTTACAACAGCGTTTCTGTTGGTAACGACCACCCAGACATGGTTCTCACAACCCAGACTTTGTTTGAAAAGTATGAGGCTCTATTGCAGCCACAACTTCGTTACACCGACACCAAGACCGCAGATGCTGGATTCCAGAACCTGTTGTTCAAGGCTGCTCCTGTTGTTTACGATGAGCATTGCACCGCAGGTATTGTGTACTTCTTGAACAGCAAGTACCTAACCTTGGTTGGTCACTCAGGCAAGTGGTTCTCACAAACCGAGTTTGTTCGTCCTGAGGACTTGGATGCCCGTTATGCACTCATCATGTGCTACGGAAACCTCACCTGCCGTAACGCTGCAAAGCAAGGCAAGTTGACGGCTAAGACAGCCTAGTTAAGTAATCCGATGGTGGGGGCGCAAGCCCCCATTATCATAATAAAAAAAACACAAAATTCAAAAATTTAGGAGAATGATATGCCACTTATTTCAAACACTAGCGGTGCAATTGACCGTACCCGTCTTGCAGACTGGGCAACCAAAGAAGAAAAAGTAACCGTAGTAGCAGCAACAGACGCAGCAACCGTACAGGTAGCAGCAACTCTTGCTGGTGCAGCACGCACACTATACACGATGACCCCAACAGCGTCCCGTACTTTGACCACACCAACTGGTGCGGAACTTGGTGCAGCGTTTGGTGACGAAGCAGTTGGTTCAAGTTTCCAATTCACCGTAGTCAATGTTGCCGCAGCAACCCACCCAATCGTGGTAACTGCTGGAGCATCGGGTGTAACACTTGTTGGTGTAGCAGCAACCTTTTCGGTTGCAGCAGCATCGTCAGCAACTTATGTTGCAGTGTTTACTGCCGCAGACACGGTTTCAATCTACCGAGCATAATCCCCCACTAGGGAACAAATTGGTAATGGTGGGGAGCAGAAACTCCCCACCATTACTCTATCTAGGAGCATTTATGCCTGTAAAATATTCAATTCTGTCCAGTCATGCTGACGCTAAACCTAAGGCGGGGACAAAAACATCAAACTATCCTAAGGGCAAGAAGTCTAAGGGTGCTAAAGCATCTAAGATGTCTAAGAAGGCAATGTACTAATGCGTAAACCTGCTATTGAATCCCGTGTCGGACATGTCCGTGGTATTGACGACATCGTTGAACCTTTGTTGAAGAAAGCCGTTTCTGGTGCAAAGAAGGGCAAGAAAGTTGTCAAGAAGGCTAAGAATGATATTCCTGACCCTAAGTACAAGAAGAATCCTTACAACAAAAAGGGTGGTTTGACTACCGATTATAAGGATTATGTTTTGCGTAACAGCCGAGGAGATTACTAATTATGGCATCTAAGAAACGAGCAATTGAAAGTCGTGTAGGTCACGCTCAGGGAATTGATGATATCGGTAAAGGTATTATAAAGTTTGCTGAAAAAACTGCTAATAAGGTTCATCGTGGAAAAGTTTATATGAAGGTTCGCAAAGAACTAAAGCGTGAACCTGACAAAGTAATTCGTGAAATCCGCAAGGACATGTATTTGCCAGCAAAGAAGGGTACTTACGCTAATCCTTATAGTAGCAAATCGCTTCCTAAAAGTGTTAAAAAAAGTGTAATGAAGGAAATGAAAAAGGGAGCAAAGTAATGGCATCTAGCAAGAAACCAAAAGGCATTGAGGACGACCTAGCAAAAAAGATTTTGGCGTTGCTCCGCAAGGGTACACCAAAAGCGATGAAAGAGGCTGACCGCCTTAAAGGTATTCAGCGCACCTACCGTGATGATGCTTCAAAAATGCGTTCAGGCAAAGAAGCACTTGGCAAAGAATGGAACCGTAAACTTGGTGCAGAATATTATGCAACAAAGCGGGCTAGTGAGGCTAAGAGTGTTTCTCAGCGTTTGCGTGAGGAATCCCGTTTGCGTGGTATGGACAGTAAGTTTAAGAAGGTTGCTAAAAGAGAGCGTGCTGATGAAATGAAAGCAGCAACTGCCGCAGGTATGCGTGCTGAACGCCGTAAAGCAACTAAAGAGGCTGGTGGGCGTAATGCTCCTGACCGTATTGATGCCCGTAAGCGTGCCGCAGCAAACCGTGCTAAGAACGCTAAGCCTAAGAAGCCACGCAATCCAAAGAAGTAATCATGGCTAAGCCCAAGAAACAGAAACCTAGTTTTGATATCGGTGACCTATTGGGGTTTCTGAATCAACCTAAGGTTAAGGCTGCTACTAATTTGTCGCAAGGCAAATTAACCAGTCAGGATGTTATGGGTGTGATGGGTAACAACCAGTCTAAGGCTGCGCCTTATTCTGGTGTTGTTGCTGATGCGTATAATACTAAGGTTAAACAGGATTATGAAACCGCCAAGTTTTTGGCGGATTTCTTTACTCCAGCCAGCGAAGCACAAAGACTGGTTCAAGGTAAGTCCGAGAAACTGGACCCTATGTGGGCTGCAATAAACTTTCTACCTTTTGGCAAGGCTGCCAAAAAGTTAAAAAACATTGATAAAGAAACCAAAATGATGCTGGATATGCTCAGGTCATCTAAGCCGTTGCGTAGTCAGGTTGCTGGCTCTAACAGTGGTTCAACGGATTATACTTATTCTCCGCTTGAAGTGTTATTGTTACAATTACAGGGCGGTTGATGCTTTTGGGGAACAATTCCCCTATGAGTGATGAACAATAACGCTGTCCCTGCTCACGCCTATTATGGAACCCCTCAGACTGGCTACCGCCTTGCGGCGGTTGCTGGTTCCCGTATCGCTGCCCCTAGTGGACCTTATATTGGTCGGGGTGACAAATGCACTGGAAACGATGACACTTGTGGTGCAAACAAGGTGCGTGGACAGCAGTTTTGTGCAGGTCATTTAAAGAAAATCAAATCTGAACAGGAGGCATAATGGCTTATGCCCAGATGACCGCAACATCGTTGCGTCAAACAGTACGAGACATAACGGACCTTGACTCTGAGGACCTACCCGATTCGTTGCTAAACCTTTATATCCGTGACGGCTACTACCGTATATTGGACATTGAGAAGCGTTGGACTTTCCTAGAGAAGTCGTTTACTTTTAATACTGTTGCCGAGCAACGGGCTTACCCTATTAGTGCTTTTACTGCTGACCCTATGTCGCAGATTGTGTCTATTGTGGATAACACGGGTATTGGTTTGCGTTTGGACATGGTTTCACATGATGAGGCTGAAAGCACCTATATTGGTGCGTATGACACGAGTGGTGACCCATTGTTTTATTCTATTTGGAATGGCAACATCCATCTGTTTCCAAAACCAAACAATGCTCGTACTTTGACTGTCCGTGGTTATCGTGAACCTATTGATTGGGTTACCGAAGGCGGCTATGTTGACGCTAGTGCTAACTTGCATTTTGCTTTAGTTTATTATGCTTGTAGCCGTGTGTATCAGCGTTTAGAGGATGTCGCTATGGCTGATGTTTATAAACGGTCTTTTGATGAGGGTGTTATGTTGGCTGTTAAGTCTGTGATGACACCAAACAGTCACGCTAACTTGGTGTTGTCTGCTGGTCGTACCACTGGTCGTCCAACCTTTAATGGTTGGATGACACGCATGGGGCAAGGTTTGAAAGATAACCAATAATGGCTGGATTAAACATTACCGAGGTAAGTGATTTTACTGGTGGACTGAACTTCCGTGCAGACCAATTCCAGTTGTCAACTTTTGAGTCACCTGACATGTTAAATGTTGAAATTGACCCACGAGGTGGTGTTTTCAGTCGTGGTGGTTACCAAAGGTTGAACACGACAGCAGTTTCTGGTACTTGGAGTCCGCAAAAGTTGTATCCGTTTAGTGGTGCAACGCCAACAATCCTGTTGGCTAACAGTACCAAGGTTTATAAATCAACTGGCGGTAACTTTACAACTTTACAGGCTAGTGCTGGCGTGGACATCACTAGTGCTAGTCCTCATGGTTTTTGTATGGCACAGTGGGCTGACAGCATGTATCTTGCTACTGGTCGTAGCGGTAGTGGTGGTTATGTGTGGAAAACAACAGACACTTATCCCACAGCGTTAACAGCATCGGGTACTGCACCTCATGCTTGGCAAACAACACCAACCACTTCTGAACGCAAAATGCCAACAGCAGAACATTTGATTGTCCATGCTAATAAAATGTGGACTGCGAACACAACTGAGGCTGGAACATATTATCCGAACCGTTTGCGTTGGTCATTGGAAAATGCTCCTGAGAACTGGGATAGCGATGATTATTTTGATATCGTTGGCGGAGGCAACGGTATCACAGGTATGGCTGTTGTATCAGGACAACTAGTTGTTTTCAAACCTAACGCTATATATGTTATTTTTGGTTACGCTAGCGACAACTTTCAAGTTGTTGAATTAACGAACCGTTTGGGTTGTTTGAATCACCATGCTATTGCACAGGCAGATGATGGTGTTTACTGGTTTAGTCACAACCAAGGATTATATTATTATAATGGTGCATCCATTAGAGACATGTTTGACAACCTTCGTACTGCTATTGACTTGAACTATATTAACCCTGCCGACCATGAATCAATCAGCGTTTCTTGGGTTGGTCGCCGTGTGTGGGTTTCTGCACCATACTCTAAGGAAACAACTGTTACGACACCAACTGTTAACTTTGTTTTGGACCCAACTATTCGTGGTGGTGTTTACACAATGTTTTCCAGCCATGATGGTTATGGTTTGGTTGGCGGATGTAATTGGACTGATTCAACTGAAGCGGATTATCGTTTGATGTGTCATCCAACGCAAGCATATGTTTTGAAGGTTGACATGTTCAACGATGAATCAGATAACATTTCTGGAACCAGCACCGCTTTTGAATCATATTATAAGACACGCTGGTTTGATGGTGGGTCTTATATGCAAAAGAAAATGTTTCGCCGCCCAGACTTTGTTGTTAAAGAAGCCGACATCGCTCAGAGCATTGCGGTAAAAGTTTATCATGACTTCACCGAGGGTGAAGGTAATGAAAGAAAGATTTTTAGCATTACACAAACACCACCAACAACATCGTTGCTTTGGGGTTCTGGTTTGTGGGGTGAGGATTGGGCTAGTGGTGCTGCTAGTTCCAAGGTTATTGCTGGACGGAACCTTGGTTTAGCACGGTCTATTCAGTTGGAATTTGTTGGTCCAGAAAGCAAAAAGTGGGGCGTAAACAGTATTGGTTACAAGTATCAGGCACGAAGGATTAAAGGTTAATTTATGGCAACTCTCAGTATCACAAACAATTTCACCAACGGCACACCTGCCGTTGCCACAGAAGTTAACACAAACTTTAATGATGTTAAAACTTTTGTTGAAGCATTGGCAGCAGGGACAAACCTTGATGATGGGTCAATTGTTTATAGCAAACTGGCGGCAGCCACCGTGTCGGCGTTGACTGCTTCTGGTGACAGCGACCAAATCATTTTGGGTTCACAGGTTTTTGGCTGATGAAAGTCGGCTGGCAAACACCATTCTTGTCCGTGCTGGTAGGGACCGATAAAGATGCGCTTCAACGCATCTTTTCGTCACTTCAGGCTGAACTTAGTCGGATGCAAAACGAGATAGATGTTTTGAAAGATAGAAACACCTTGGGTTATAAGGAACAAACGAGGTATTAATGTGAGCATGACAGACGCATATAATCAGGATTTTGGGCTGAGCGAGGCTGCTCAGATTGCTAGGAGACAGAAGCGTTCTATTGCCAATCAGCAGGCTGCCATGTTGGGTCAGCAGCGTGGCTCACGAAACATCGCTGACATCACGAAGGCTGGCATAAAGGGGTTTAATCCTCAGGTTAGTGCTTATGGTCGCCGTGGTTTGGCTGGACCTAATGTGCAGTCTGGTATCGCTCGTAAGGGTTTAGAGGATTATGCGGCTGGTATTCAAGCCCGTTTGGGTGCTGAACAGATGTCCATGCAAGATGAGTTGAATAAGATTGCTATGGATGAGTCCATGCAGCAGGATGATTTAAATGCTTATTTGGCTGAACAGCGTTTGCAGAAGCAGCGTGACATTATAAATGCCGCAACACAGTTGCGTGCTTTCAGTAGTTACTAGGAGCGTTATGGGTATTATTTATGTGAATGGTCGTTTGGTTCGGGAATCGGATGAGCAGATAGCAGCCCGTATGTTGGCTGGCGCACAGCGTGGTGGCACAGAAGCCGCTAACCCGCAGTTTGACCGTCAGCGTATGATGGGTGCTAGCGAAATAAAGAACATGAAGAACGCTGGTTTGATTGGTTCTGAACCAACTCAGCGTATTGGTGCTACTGGTGCTAGAACTTCTCTTAGGACTGGTAATACTGTTTCTGCACCTAAAACAGGTGGTGGAGGTGGTGGGGGAGCAGGTTCTGATGCTAAAGCAAAAGCGGATGCAGACAAGACTTTGAAAGAGGCTCAGGACCGTGCGCTTGCTTATGCCTCTGGCATGCAAGCAATTGCAGATTATAAAGCAAGTGCTGAGGCTGCTAAAACTGCTGCTGAGGGTCGTATCGCTGATGTTTATGACCCACAGAAAACAAACATTGATGATGAACGAGCAAGACAGTTGGCTTTGCTTGAAACATTGATTGGGCAAGGACAAACCGATATTACTAAGGCTGAACAGGATTTCTTGTCAAGTGTTCAACCAACAAGCGCATACGCTAATACACAGTTTGTTAACATGCAGGCTTTGCAGAATCCTTTGTTGGAGGCTTTGCGTCAGCAGGGTGCTGGTGAGGGTGCTGTGCAACAGCAGTCTGCTATGGACCAGTCGTTGAATAACTTTATGACGCAACTGCAACAGCAGTCTGCTAGTCGTTATGGTGATGTTCAAACAAACTTGTTGGAAAGTTTGCGTAACTCTGGTCGTGGTTCGGCTATGGCTGGTCGCCAATATTTGGGTCAGCGTCAACCTGAAATTTCTAGTGGTATTGAGTCTGCGTTTGGTAAGCAGTTGTCTGAGTTGGCAACTAATCGTGCTAATACTGAGGGTGACATTATGGGTCAGTATGCTGATGCGTTGGCAAAGATTACCGAGATGCAGGCTGAAACTACAGCGAAGTATGCGCCACCACCTGAGAAGCCTGCTAAACCTAGCACACCTGCTGGTCAAGGTATGCACTGGGAGTGGAGTGGTACTCAATGGGTAGCAACAAAGAATAAGAAATAAAGGAAGTTATGGCTGTAACCAGAGGTCCTTTATCCAATTTGCCTCCTGCTGTGCAGGGGAAAATTAATATTGGTAAAGCAATAGTTCCTTCTGCTCGTATTACTGCTGAACCAACACCTACGCCAAACAGGGATGACTTGGACAAGGCGTTGCAGTCGTCTTTGGAAAAGATTGCTTTAGATACAAAGATGACTCCTGAACAAAAGCAGGAGGCTGCTACTAAGGCTTATCAGATTGCTAAGAAGGGTGAAAGCAAACCTAGTTTGTGGGGAAACATTAGTGGTGTTATTGGTACTGCTGCTAAGAAGGCTGTTATTGGTCCTGTTGCTGGTTTGGCTAATCAATATGCTGGTTTGATTAAACCTTTAACCAATACCTCTATGGCTATTGCTTCTGAGTTGAGTGGTTTACCTGATGCTTATGCTACTTTGCGTACAGAAGAAAAGCGTCTTGGTAAAAAAACTGGTGGTGTTGCTGTAACTATTGCAGATTTCCTTGGGTTGGATTATGGTTCTAAAGTTGACCCAGAGAAACAGGCTTACATTATAAGTCATCCAGAGGAGTTCATTCCTAGTTGGGAACGATTTAAAAAAAATGCTGCCTCTAAAGAACATTATAATCCGTTTTTCACTGAAGGAAAATTTCAGTTTGATTCCACTGTTGACAAACTTATTAAAACGGTTTACTTTCAGGCTGTTGCTGACCCGTTAACTTATGCTGGTGTTGGTGCAATTGGTGCATCAGGTCGTGCGGGTCGCATGGCTTTAGCGGTTCGCTTGGTTGAAAAATATGGTGACGATGCTGTTGATGCTGGACGAATCATTCGTTATGGTGCGTCAGGTGTACCTAAGGCTATTCGTGAAGCCGAAGGTATTGCTACTGGTATTCGTTATGCGGGGAAAATTGTTCCATACACAGGTGGTGTTGAAAAAGGTTTTGCTGGTAGTCGTGCGTTTCTTGGTGACATCGTTTTTGCTGGTAAAGGTATAGAAAACACTGCTGGTCGTATTGCAGCGAACCCTATTGGTCGTGCTTTGGAAACAATGATTCCTAGGTCGGTTAAAGGTGTTGAGGGTTTGCGTAGTGGCTTTGGTCGCACTATCACAGATAGTGCTTTGCTTAAACGGGAACTTGTTCAGTTTGCGATGACAAAAAGTTATAAAGGTACTGTAAACAGTGCCGAGTTTTTGGCTAAACAATCGTTGATGGCTTTTGCTGACCGTCAAAAAGAACTACTTGGTCGTGGAACCGTAAACAGGGTTAAAGGTGTTGCTGGTGCTGTCCGAGATAAAGAAGCAGTAAACATTTACAAGTACCTTGAAATGCCTAAAGCAACTGTTGATGGTTTGACAACTATTACCCCTGAGTTAAAACAACTTGTTAGCGACATTCGTGATTGGCAGTCAACTTTGCGCCTCAGCGCAAACGCTGACATTGTTAAATTTGGTAATGACTTTGGAACAAACATTAAAGAAATTGGTTTTATTGATGATTATGTTCACCACAAACTTAGCAAGAAGGCTATTGAATGGTTGAAGTCTGAGGCTGGTCGTAAAGGCGAAGGAAAACTTTATAAGTCCAGCGACATGTCTGCACGAGACTTAACAGAGTCAACTGGTGCAATTATGTTCCGTAAGTTGCGTGGAGAATATGTTGACCCCGACACTGGTCTTGTCCTTGCTGAGGAATTTTTTGGTGTACCAGTTCGCACTGGAAGTGTTGATGAAATCAACCAAATATTTGCTAAGGCTGTTGGTGACCCTGATGCTAAATGGTTTGAAACCGACATGGTTTCAATCATGGACAGTTACTCGTATTCAATTAACAAGGTGCGTGGACGAGTAGCCGCTACCCGCAGGGCAATGGATTTTGGTGACGCTGATATTATCCAACCTTTGATTAAGAAGGTCATTCCTGATTCAGAGTTGGTTACTAAACTGGAGTTTGTGTATTCAAAGGTTTTGAAAACACAAACATTTTTGCGTAACCGTATTCAACAAAACAAAATTATGGCTACCGATTATGCTCGTTCTGGTGCTAATTATGCTAAACGATTTTTGTCTGGTCAGTTGAAAACTAAGGCTTTAACAACACAAGAAATCACTACTCTTAGTCGCCGTTTGGATGAAGCAATTGCACGGTTAACTCAGGCTAATGTTTCGGCTGCGACCAAGACTGTTGCTAAGCGTGGAGAGTTTACAACGATTCATTCTGTCCTTGTTGACGAGATTGCCAACCTTCGTGCTGCCATAAACAATCCTGAGCGTTATGCCGCAACTATTGAGTTGCGGAACATTTACCTAGAAATTTTTCCTAATCATAATCCTGCTGCTTTGACTGGTAAAACTCCTGAGTGGTTGGCTGAAAAGATTATGAACTCTAAGGGTATGCCTGCTACCCGTGAGTTGCGTGTTGTCAATACTAAGATTCGTGAGTTGCGTGCAGAAATTGACGCTATACCTGATGGTCCTGAGTATGCAATACTTCGTGCGGAAAAGGCTGACGAATATTATCAACTTGAAAACATTGAGCAAGGTTTCACGACTATTGCCGAAACAAAAGCGAACGCCACATACGCAAACGATGGTTTGCTTTATGGCGATGCTGGTGATTTGATTGAACTTCCAGAGGAAGCGGGTTATAAAGTATTCCGCACTAAACCACGAGATGAAGGTTTTAATAACTTTGAATCATCTGTGGCAATGGACGCTGTTCCTGATACTGAACTTGTTGACTTGCGTAACCCTATTCAAGCACAAGAGTATTTTAGTCCTGACAGTTTTGGCGAGGACATGGGGTTTGCTTTAGCACAAAAAGGTTTGATGGTTGAGGGTGAGGAGTTCAGTGTTGCTTATCGTCAACTTGTTGAAACTGGTGAATATGACCCACAACTTGTAGAGTTTTATCCTGAGGTTGCAAATTTGGTTGACACAGTATATTTCCACGCTAGGGCTATTAACCCTGCCGAGGCTGTTTCTGAGGAGGAAATCAAAGCAATCTTTAATGCTATTGATGAGCGTATTCGTTTGATTCCTGAACTTGCTGACCCTGAAGATGTTGACATTTTTGCTAGGGAAGTTATGGAGGAACTTTGGGGTGCGAGTGCGTTTCGTCAAAGCACTAACCCAAACAATAGTCGTAGAGGTTTGTTGGTTCCACGGGAACTTGTTGATGATATTGAAACTGTTGATGAGTGGGCTGTTATATTTCCTCATAATGAAACTTTTCCGCAGCCAAGCATGGGTCCGAGTGCGCCTGTAAAAACTGTTAAAGATAATGTGTTTGTTCAACGCATCCTTAGCGGTGAATATGAGGAGGCTTCTTTGGAGGTTTCGCTTGCGAAAGCCGCCAAGGAGGAGGAACTCATTGCGTTGGAAAGCGCACAAATGGGTTCTGCTACTGCACGGGCTGAACTCAAATCACTTAGTGGACGCAAAGGTGGGTTAACAGCCAGTGCCAATAGGCGTTTAAAGAAAACTGAAGCCGCTATGGAACAGTTGCGCCGAACAGATTCTATTGAAATCAATATTGGTGGTGTGAAAACTACTTTGACTCGTGAAAATGCTCAGCGTGAACTGGTTCGTATGGAAAAGAAATATGAAACCGCTTTAACACAGTTAGATAAAGAGATTGAATCTGTTTATGTTTCTGAGGGTGTTCCACGAATTGGTTCCAAGGGTGGGGCAAAGGTTGATGCGATTGGTGATTATAAAGAACGCATCGCCATGTTGATGAATCAGGCTAAGGTTTTGAAAAACTGGTCCAATACAACTGGTACTGTCCTTGCTAAAGATATTCAGGATTTGCATATTCTGTTGTCAGCCCGCCCACCTAAAGGTGCGGCGGCTGGTGCATCGGCTGCTTGGGTGCGTAAAGTTGACCGTGTTCTTGCCAGCGTTGGCGGTATTCAGGACCCTGCGTTGCGTAACGCTTATGACCGTGTAACAACATTGTTGTTGGCGGATGAAGCAAAACTTGCTGTGCATGAGGCTGTGACGATTCCACGAATTGAAGCAACTCTTGACATGATGCGTAGTGGTTTGGTTGGTCGGATGATTGACGACACTCTTGAAGGGTGGGAGGAAATCGCCAACCTTGGTGTGATGATGCCTGAGGAAGTTCTTAAAGTTTGGAAACCAAACCTAGAGAAGTTGCGTAGCAACATCACAAAAAATCAATTCATTAAAGCATATGACTACAGCGTTGTGTTCTTTAAAACTTATGCAACTAGCACCGTTGGTTTCTTTATGCGTAACGGCATGTCAGCAACCTTTATGAATCATGTCGCTGGCGTTCCACTGAGCGACATTGAACTTGGGTTCCGTGCGGCTTATCGTTTGGGTCAAGGTGAGGAAGCATGGTTGAAGTTCTTGTCCAAGTATCCTCCTAGAGAACGAGCCATTATGGAGGAAGCATGGAAAGCAACCGCAGCAACTGGTCGTGGACAGTCAGATGACATTGCTAGTCCTGCTATTCGTGGGACTTTGGGGGAAAAAGTTTTGAACAACAAGGCAACAAAGTTTATTCGTTCAAAGAACGACTTTGTTGAACGGGCTGTGCGATACCCAATGGCTTTGGATTCCCTCAGGCGTGGACAAACTTTTGATGAGGCTGTGGTTCGTATTAACCGCTACCACTTTGACTATAGCGACCTGAGTGGTTTTGATGAGGGCGCACGCAAAGTTATCCCGTTTTGGATTTGGACTAGTCGGAATGTGCCGTTGCAGATGGTTGAGCGTGTGGTTCATCCATCGGCGTACAGCATTTATGACAAAGTTACAGAGAACTCACCTGTTGGTGACAACATTATAATGCCGAAGTGGATTGCGGACTATAATCCGATTGCTATTGCTGGTCCGAACGGTGAGGGTGGGCAGTGGGTTTTGACACCTGATTTGCCGATGGTTCGTTTGGAACAACAGTTGCAACAACTTACAAACCCTGAACGGTTGGTTGGTCAGATGGCTCCTGTTATAAAGTTGCCGTTTGAACTTATTGCTGGCAGGCAGTTGGGTATTGATGTTGGTCCGTTCAAGGAGAAGCAGTCCCCTGCTACTGGTGTGCTTGACAAAACGGTGTTACGCACAATTGCTAACGCAATTGGTAAGGACGCTCTTGTTGGTGTTGACCCTAAGACGGGTGAACTGTTGTTGGATGAGCGTGTACCGTATGTTGCACAGAACTTGCTACCTGTGTTGGGACAGTTGAACCGTGTTACTGGTGGTGCTACGGGCGGTAAAGGTTCATACAAGGAACGCCAGTTGGGTAACATTCTTAACTGGCTTGGTGTTCCTGCTCGTTATATTGGTCCACAGCAACAGGAATCCGAATCGTATGGGCGCACAATAGAGTTGGCGCAATACTTGAAAGACCTTGTTAAAACAAACAAAATGAACCCTAAGAAGTAGGGTCGTCTAAAGCCTGAGCGAGTTCGGTAATGATTTTACCGTACTCTTGCCATGACAATGCGAGTGCGGAAGGGTTTCCATACTTCGCTTCTGTCCATGCTTCAACTAGTTCTTTGGCAGCGAGTTTGCTGATTATAAATTCCATAACGAAACCTGTTTCGTTATCCTCTATCATCTGAGCAAATATACCTTCAAGTTCAGACATGTCATCTGGGTTGAAGTCTGGGTTATGATTTTTTGGCATGTTTAACCAGCCATGCAACAGACACAGAGATATCCTCTACTCGCCTTATTGCTGTTTTAGGTGCGCCAGCCTGTTTTAGTTCCTCATGCAGGAGTGTCAGTTGTTCGTTCAGTGTCGTCAGATTCAACTTCTTTGATTTCGTCATATAATTTCCCTGCTAGGTATTCAATTTTTTCGGCTTCGGTCTTGTTGGTTTCAGAAGTAACATATATTAATGCCATGAGTGTTGAGATAATAAATTTTTCGTCAACAAAAATTTCTCCCCCACCAATCTCGTATCTTGTTCCTGTTTCACCATATTTAGATGTCATATTTTTCTCCCATTTTTTCAACGAATTTTTCGTTTTCCAATAATGCTTTCTGTAAATTTTTTAACGCTGAATCAACTTTTCTCCACGCATGCGACTTGGCTTTAATGCCAAGGTCGCTTGCAAGTTCTTGATATGTTTGTCGCAAATAGTATATGCCATGTAATGCGTCTTGGTCTGCTTCGCTTAGCGTGGACAGTGACTCTTGTATCAGTTCAATCAGTTCCCAATCGGTTTCATCATGTGTAACCGAAAACGGTTGCATCAATAATTCTATTTCGGTTTTACCAGTTTTACTCGTTGGTTCGTACTTCATCGTATTCCGTGTTAATCATCATGTCCATAACATCCTCAGGTTCCAGCAAATATCCTTTTGACGGGTTGCTGGAGGACCATGCGAAAGAGTGGTATTTCTTTGGATTAAATCTCTCCTTGTTGGCTTTTAGGTATCGTTTGATTCTGTCCGTGCTAACTATCACAAAGGAGCCATCCAAGGTATAAACATATACCCACCATTTTGCTTTTGTTATGGCAAGCCCCGAAGGGGTCCATAACGGTTTACCCTCATCATCCAGTTTCTTGCGTGGATTATGAGTCATCTCTAGGACCATACGCCCGTTGCGGTATCGGTCTGTTTTAACTTCAAAGGAACCATCAGACATGGCATCAAGGAAATCCTCTACAAGTTTTTCACCTTTTTTACCGAACTTTAGGTCGGTATGGAAGTCAAACTTGCGGGCTGGAATATCATAATCTGATTGGTTTTTGCTCATCGCTTTTCTGCTCTGACTACAATTACTTGTTTGTCATCCAGCCATGCCACACCATTAAGACCGTCCATCAATAGTTTGACATAGTTATCTATGTCGCCACGCAATTTTGATTGCGTTCCTTCTACTGGTGTAACGATTACTGTTGTTCCTTCGGGTGTAAAAACACAGTCAACCTCTACTAAACCTTCATACTTTGGTCCGTTCCACGCTTGTGCTATGATTGCTTCTGCTTGCAATGTGGTTGCTGGAGTGAACACACGACCATAACGGGTCATCCGTGGACGACCTTTTGGTGTTGGCTTGGAGTCAACTTTAAGTTTGTGCGCTTTGTTCTGACCTTTCTTAATGGTCTTGCGTACAGCCTTGGGGTCAACGGTTTGTATTTCTACGGTTCCGTCAGCCTTCGTTACTTTAATTGGTCCAGCCTTCGGTATGATGGCGGCTTTCTTTTTTTGTACTTGTTTATAACGCTTCTTAGAGTATTCTATTCCCATTATGGTTTCGCAGTCTGTATGAAAGTGTGGAATGGTGCGCCTGAACCGCTATCAAACTTTGTGGAAACTGTTAACGATTTAAGCAACAACTGTTTAGCATTTGCTTGTACGACACGCTTCCCGTTTGTGTAAGCCTGCAATGCACCTAAACCAAAGTGTCCACCTGAACCGATTGCATACAGGTTGCATGTGTCTGTTTCTGTTCCATAATCCTCATCAATTTGAAACACTGTGCCATTAGCGCAAACGAGTATCTCGTTTGCTGATTGCGCTGGCTGGTCATCGTATTGTGGTCTGCCTGCACCATGTGCTTCTAAACATTCTTTATAGGCGGGGACAAAGTGTGACACCATAAACTTCACGAGTTTTGCGCCAACAAGTTTGGGTGGGAGTACTGGTGGGTTGAACGCATGTTGAATCACATTCGCACCACGGGTGTCTCCTGCTACGCCAATCAGATATTTGCCTACGGCAACTACTTTGGGTTGGTTCATGCGTCCGACACGGTTGTAGTCATCTGTCCATTGTGAGTCGGAACCGATTGCACAGTAGTCCTCACCTTGGATTGCAAGTATTGTTGTCATTATGAATGGACCCTCACTACGAGTTTGTCTATTTCTAGTTCACCATCGTGGCGCAAATGATATTTGCCCCACCGTTTATCTGCTGTCATCAACACAATCTTAGTCTGACTAGGGTTCAGTCCACTGCGAACAGTTTCGTGACCCAACTTCGCCAGTGTGGATGAACGGTCTTTGCCTGCTAGTGGTCCGTCACGCCAAATGACCTTGCCCAACGGGCTAAGTATCTGCATAGCCTCACTGAGAGTTGCATCATAAACATAATCATTTACGACAACTGGTTCTTGCTTGGGTGGTTGATACATGGATGCGATGCGCTGGATGGTTTCCTTCGGGGTGCGAAGCGACATAGCCGATTCAATAAAGTCACTGAACACCATCGGATTGTCAAAGGAACCCGATTCAACATCTTTCTTGTGAAAGATGCGTTGCTTGTCAGTTTGTCGGTCATCCAAATTCGGATACGGTAACCTAACATAGTTGCCATATTGTCCTGCTTTCAATGTAATTTGTTTTGGATTTACTTCTGTGGTTGGTGTTTCTGCAACATGGGATGCAACAACTAGCATGTTACGCATATCCTCAGCAAGGACAGCCTGTTCAGCGAATACCCAAACATGGAATCCTTTGGAACGGGATTTCTCTATCCATGACACGATGCCTGCTTCCATTAGTGCATCATGTAGTTTGACTGCGTTTTGGTCTGCGTCTGCTGTGTCAAAGTCAACGCAACCCCATGCAACATAAAACTGTTCAAAGTGTGGGACCATCGGATAAATACCGATTGGTGCTTCACCTGAGAAATGTTTTTGGAACACATCGTTTGTCAACTGCTCTTTTACACAGCGACCCTCATTATGACCATAAACATCACCTCTGCCACGGAACAGCGTTATGTATGGCTGCGTTAGATGGTCAGGTATCACCAGTCCTCCAAGGTTTCTGCGAGTGTTAACTGTTCTAGTGGATTGTCCACGCTAGGTCGTGTTTCTTTCCAAGGTAGCACACCTGTGTCAAGCCGATGTAAACGACCTGTGCCGTATTCAATTGTGAAATCCATATCGTCAAGCAACTGCGAAGCAGGACGCTTGCACTTCACCAAGTTGAGTGTGACGGTATCCATGTGGATACGCAACTCGTACTGTAGTGATTCAATCTTTTCCATAATCTTTTCGGTATTAGCGGAACGCTCCAGTTTGCCTTGCAGGTCACGAATGTAACCTTCAATTTCAAACCGTTTACGGCGCACACCAATAATGTGTGTCGCTTGTTGTTCACCACCATAAGCACCTGAACTGATAGTCATTTTCTTTCCATCAGCACCCGATGAGCGTGACGACTGGTGCAACACAAGTAACGGTTTATTATGGCGTTTACCGAACGCTTTAATTGCGTTGGCTTTGGATGGAACATCCTCGCCAGCACCCGTCAACAGTTCCAAGTAATCCACAACGATAAGTTGTGGGTCACCAATCGCATCGGACACTTCCGCTAATGAGCGTTCCATGTCCAACAGTGAAACTGTTTGGTCAAACACGGCTAGGTTCGGGAAATGTTCCCGTGCTGTGTCCTTTAATAGGTTTATGGCTTGACGGTCATTGTTGGCAATTTGTTGTTCCAACATGTTCGCATCCACACCATGAACAACACACGCCAACTTAATCAGCGTTAATGTTCGTGGCTCGTCAGGACAGAAATACACAACACGCTTGTCCTTGTTCGCTACAAGTATCTGCAACAACGCTAATGTTTTACCGCTATGTGAGTATCCGTTTACCAAACATAATTCGGCTGGTGCTATTCCTCGCATCTCGGAATCAATGTCTGCGAAACCTGTATAAACTCGTTCGTGTGGTGTTTGCGCCCAATGGACATAGTCATCAGCCGCTTTTTCAAGTGGCGTAAAGTAGTTAAACTTTGGCGTTATAGACAAATCGGACGGGGCGATGTTCTCGCCCCGTCCAATCTTTGCCCAACGCTCCGTGTAATCAGGAGCAGGTGTCATGTTTGTTTAACGCTTTGCTCGTGGTTCCCAAAACGCTTTGTCGCCTGAGACTGCCTTGAACCAAGGTCGCTTAGGGTTTGCTTGCAAACCGTCACGGTTGTCCCACACTTCGGTTACGCCAACCTTGGCACATTCTGCATGTAGCCATGCTGGAATTGGACCATGTTGTGTACCCTTGACACGGACCTGAAAGCCTCCTGAGGAAGCCTGTGGGGCTGGTGCAGGGGTTTCTACTGGTGTAGCACCAAAGGTTGAAATAACAGCCTGTGCTACTTCTTGTTCGGTCATACCGCCGTTGGTCATGCCATGCTTTTGCAACAGGGCATCGGTTGTGGCATCAAACGCCATCGCCCAATTAGCGATGTTAAGCATAATGTCATCTGTCTTGGGTGTCAGGTCGGCAGCAATTTTTGCAGCCACCTGTGTGATTATGGATTGGTCTTTGCTGATGGTATTCATTTCAAGCCTCCTGCTTGTTTGTTTGGTATTACATTAGTGAACGACACGACCTGACTGGAGGTGACCGAGTCGTGCCGTTCGTGAACTAGGGATGAGCATAGCATGGACATGTCAGACATCCAACTGCTCAGGGAAAGAATCATCTGCGTTGCGAACAAACGCACCTTTACAGATGCTCCAGTAACTGCACCATGACTCCGAGCATAGTGCTGAAGAATCGTTCATAATCCAGTTGTTTTCGTAACCGTTGTTCATCGCTGTGTTAACTGCGCCACGAATGTATTGACGCAACCATTGTCCATGCGCTTCGGTACGAACGATGGAAACGATTTGTGATTTAGGTTTCTCTTGACGAACCATAACACCGAAACGGAAATCAACAGGATAGTTGGGCGATAGCCCCAACGAAACACAAGCGTCAGCATAAACGCTGGCTTGGATGTTGGACTTCTGCTTTTCCTTAATGTTGTATTGGCGGCTGGCTGTTTTCCAGTCCCAAATAACACCGCTAGGTGAAACATAATCCATTGTTCCTTCCACATAAACGGCGTAGCCGTTAATGGTGAAACCGAGACTGGATGAGAACTTGTGTTCTACTTTGCCACCTTGCTCCACATGGGGCAGGATGCCGTCATAAAACGCAAGCGACATAGATTCCAGATAGGCGGGGATTTTGTCTGGGTCAATGTTGGTCTTTTTATAATTGGTGTGTTCCAGCGTTTCATATTCGTTGTTCACAACTTCCAACATGTCAGCAACTTCGGATGAGCGACCATCCAAAACGGATTCAATGCCAGCATGCAAAGCGGTCCCGATGATTGTTGCATCGGAACCTGTACGAAACTCAGGACGAATTTGCCCAAGCCTTGCACGCTCAGGGCAGATAGTCATGTCACCTAACCATGATTGCCTAATATAAATCTTTTGATTGACTTTATCTATTCTCATTTATGACCTCCAATAATTAGCATGGACAAATAGTAACACATATAGTTACACATCCTTCTTTTTCATTTGTCGCTTGTGCCAGCGAACTGTGTCAGGAACATAACTGGTCCCGTATTTCTCGTTAATTATTCTAACGATTTCTTTGTTCGGTAATGTCCCCGCCATAATCATTTCATGGAACTCTTTTTTAACTAGTCCCATGTTATTACCACGACCATATGTGCGAACCACTATTGGTTCGTACAGTTGTTGGAAACTTTTCACCATGTTGCGATTTAGCCCGTATTTACGCACTATTTTCATGTAATTTGGGCGTTCCTGAAGCATGTCTGCCTCAAACTCTAGGAAAGTTTCCCTAGAGACATACATGTAAAACTTGTTGGTGCTGAAAGCAATCATATAATCATTCAACTCCACACCCAACTTGTCAATCACCTGAAGGACACTCGTGACATTATGAAACTGTTTCACAGCATTTGCCACAGAGTCACGAATGATTTTCCAGCGTTGCAAAGGATTCGTGGGCAGTTCTAACGGTTGCAAATCGTCAAACGAACTACCCATGAACTCGGAAACAAACTGGTCATGTATCTCTACGACAGACTCCAACCACGACAGAATATCGTCACGGTTCGTCAAGTCATAACCTTTCAGGTATGCGATACGGTCACCCATCCACATACCGTTTATGGCATCGGAGGATATGTTAACACCAATAGGTGTAACATCATCCAAATTATGGTCATCACACATTTGCTAATCTCCGTGCTTGTAGCGTTGTCTCTACTAGGTTTTGCCACTGCTCGTCAGTGGTCAAATCATAAATCATTTTCACACACAAACCTAGGGCTAGGTTCTCTCCGAAAACTTCTTTCATGTTGTTTTCAACATCAAAAATTTGGTCATGTGCTTTCATACTTCCTCTGCCTCCAGTTCAAACCAATCAGCCCATACCGCCGAAGGATGCAAACCCAAACGAATCGCATACTTGTCGGCAAACCATTGGTTTATTTGTGTGTTTTTATATTTCCATTTACGAACAATTTGGGGATGAATCCCCAATGTTTGTGCGATAATCGTGTCCTCGGTTTCAGGACGAAACATTCGCAACAACTCCGTTGCAGGAAATTGTCGTTGCTTAAATTCACGCTTCATTCCCAAGTCACCCAACCCTCAGGTGTCACATAAGTTGGAGGTTCAACAATCGTTGACCTACGGTTATAATCCTCAACCGCTTCCATAACACCACACGATGAACAAATTTCGGTTTTGTTATCTCTCCGAGATAACGCACCCGAATACTGACCCTCATATTCCGCATTAGGAATTGGACCGTTACAAATTGGACATGACATATTACTTACCCCTCTTTCGTAGAAAACCATTTTTCTTAATCCCATTTGGATATTTATTCCAAACAGAAAACCCTAGCAGTATTGCACAGTCAACACAGAAATATCCTGCCCAACCATTAGCGGATTTATCACCAGCATAAACAACCGCATGATTACCGCAACTTTGCTCGCATTTCACAAGCCCCATCACTTACCCACTTTCTGCATTTGCACTCTAGTTACATGATTGCAACATAACGGAAGTTCACTAAGGCGAACGAACACTTCAATAGTGTTATCGCAACTAGGACATTTATATTTTCCTTGCGCCACCAAGGAACCAGTGGTCGCCCCTCTCCGAGGGGCAACCACCTTTGCTACTGGGTTATCTGACATTATGAATTTCCCTTTAGGAAATCCTCAATTTCATTAACCAAAGAAGCACCTTGTGCTTCGCTAGCCATTGCAACCAACTTCTCGTTCACCTTGTGTGTGAGGTCAGTCAACATTTGCATCGCCACGCCATTGTGGGAGTTCGTGTTAATTTCCTCCGCCATAGTGCTTACAAGCAATTCCAATTCCTCTTTGGTTGCCAAACCGAACGACTCTGCAAGCCCCAACACAATCGTGGCTGTCGTAGCCTCGTTGTATGTTTCTGCAACATGTTCAGTGAACTTCGTTGTGAGGAACTGAAAGAAACTTTCAGGCAAATCATAATTCTCACCGTCATACTCACCATCAGGTGATTCGCCAGCAACAACTACGCAAGGACCAACAAGGTTCTTACCGAACAATGCACTAGCGAACCAGTTTTGTTCCAAACCAATTAGCAAACCCTCATCGTGAACATAACCAACGATGACATGACCACCAACCTTGGTGGTAACACAATCAAATGCGCCACCAACCATAGTTTGAATGTCGGTATATTCACCGACCATAACGGGTTCAATCTCAACCCCTATACCACAGGGCATAAATGCCCCTGCCACTTGCTTACTCATACATACCTCCAAAGGTACAGACTCGGACTGGAATCATCAGCACGGAAAAGTATCCGTGTTTACCCCCGAAGGGGTAATTCATCCTTACCAGTTGTGTTGTGTTTATATCTTATGCACACCTCCTAGAACTTGTCAAGCACCTTGCTAGTAGCAAGATACCAGTCAAATGCTTCGCTATGAGTTACGAACACTTCACGGTCACAAACCGCAACGGGGACAACTGTCATGTCCCACAGTTCCACTTGCCACATGTTAATCGCCTCGTTCCAAAACAATTCAAACTGGAACCCATTATCCGTAGGCAATGACAAACCTGAACTTGTTGTCCAAAACGGGGACAAAAACTCTCGCAGGTCCGCTTCCTGTTCCGCATACTTTGCATCCTTGCGAAGGTCATTCAATCCAAACAGGATGAATGTTTCCCATAATGCGAACCCAAGGAACACTGAAGTTCCAAGGAAGTTCATAAACATTGGCATAAAGCCAGTCGGTAAACCGAACCAGCCGAAACCAACCCACAATGTGAGGGCATACAACCCCCACATCAACAATGTCCGTGCTATTTGCTTTTTCATTTCTCAACCTCCAAGGTTGTTGTTGTTGTTTATAATTACATCTTACACCAAAGGTGTAACAAGGTAGCGGAGGATAACATCACTACCCTGTTACACCGAAGGTGACCCACTAGATTAGGTTCAAACCAGTAATGGTTTGCATAACCCATTCCACAGGATTTTCCATGCACTGTGTGGCACGGGATTCCAAACGCTCCATCCGAATGTCGGCGTTCACAGTCGGAGCATAAACCGTGTGAATCGTTCTGCCATAAGAACCGTTAGGTACAGCATTGATTTGAGTCCGACAAGTTGACATCTCACGGACAGCGAACGCCATACGCCTTAGCATCGCAGGATGAGCCAAAGTGAACATAAGTTCGTCAATGTCCAACCTATCGGTTGGGTCATGCAACTTCGTCACCGTGGTGTGTGTCGTGTTACCGCTAGAGGTAATCGCAGTCTCACCATAAATTTCTACAGAAACACCAAGTTTCTGTAGAGTGTCCACCAAGGCAAGCAACACCACACCACGCTTCATAATGAAGTCGCCACTGAAAGATGCCGATGCACCATAATCAATGAAAAGTTTAACAACTTTTCCCATCCGTTCGGCAGGCTCCATAGGGAAATCCAACATGCACATCGGTTCGTTACCACAGTAACGACCAACATCCACAACACCACCAGCGACATTCCAAGTCATACTTGGGGCAATTTCCAGACGGTCC